CACCAATTAGGCATAATATATTTTCCTCTCAGTTATCGGCTATGTTAGCCTTGATCTTTCTCATTAACTCAAATGCATCAGGCATACCTTCTGCTTCCATTACGTCATCATAGAATTCATCTTTTGCTTCTTGAATCATGACAGCGACTCTCATACAATCATCGGCAGACATACTATTTAATAACATCGTAAATTCGTCATCCTTTAATGACATCAAAAACAATAGAAAATCTCTATCCTCGGGTTTAAGATGTTGCACTTTCTTTGACTTTCTTAGGGAGTGGAGGAATAAATCCAGCGTCACTGACTAATTTCCTAGTAATTTTAGGATACAATTTATGTAAAGTCTGGTCTTTGGCTGCAATGATAATACTGGCTTCTTCTTTCTTCAATCCTTCGATGAAAGAAATGAATAAACTCTCACGCTTTAGTGGTGTAAGATCTGCACGGCAGAAAATATAAAGTTTCTTCATCTCACTGAACAAATTGGTTGGTGTCATACCCAATGGTTCATCGGCAGGTTTGTATGGTGGTTCACCTTCAGGAAGAATCATTTTCTTTTCTGAAAGGAATGCGTACTCGAAAAGAATCCTTAATGGAACATCATCTTTATAGGTTTCAATTACCTTAGGATTATCTTGGATTTCCTGAAGGATCTGTACAATATATTTTCTCATTTAAAAGTCCTCAATCTCATCTAACAAAAATCGGCAACGATGTTCCATGAGGTAGTTCATGATCGACATTTTGTCACCAGTAGGTTTATTACTTAGGTACTCTGCGATAATGTCAGATTTAATCTGCTCTGGAATAAATTTGAAGTCAACCAGAGTAGAATTCCTATGCCAGTTACGACGTTCTTCGTCATTCTTACATGCAATAAATCCATTATCAAAGAATTCTTGTAGTCGTTTTGCACTGACTGGTTTTTGTCTATCGCCAGAAGAGAATACATCGTCTTTGCTTAGGATATTTGGAACACCATCACCAGCATCACCTTTAACAATGTGTTCGATTTTATACTCGATGATTTCTCTCTGAGATGCAGTAATGTATTTCTTTTGCATCGGTGACCATTGCTTCACAGTAGGATATAACTGCAACTGTTTGAAGTCTTTGTCAGAAGAAAGGATAAGAATCTTTTGTGGATCCTCAACCAATCCTTCTTGTACTAGTTGATTGTTTTGAGCCCACTCTGTGAGTACTGCAATGATGTCATCTGCTTCGCACCGATCTAGATGCATTACACGATACGGAAAGTGCTGTGCGATATCCTGACGCATCTCATTAAGTGTATCAAAGATCAAGTGCCAATCTAAGTCAGATGCTTCACGTGTTTTCTTTCTACCATCTTTATAGTATTGAAAGAATTCCCTGCGCCAGTACTTACGACCATCACAACATACAATGACTTCTCCATATTCTTTACCATACTTTTTCTTGTATGATTTGATTGTGGATAGTGTTACATGGCGAATCAAATTCTTAATCTCGCTTTCTGTACCCTTCAACTCTCGCTGGAAGGTTAAGATAGCACTGAGGGCAACCTGCGAATAATCAATTAATATCATTTCTTTCTCACTTTATCTGCAGAATATTTACCAACTTCTGGGTTATCAATATATTTACCACCACCATTTGGATCTTGTACCCATTGTTTATCATCAATTCTAGTCAAGAATATAGCATTACAATATCTTCCATCACCACTATACTTTGGCATGTTGGCATCAGACTCTAATTTTGCTACTTCGTGCCATGTGTTGGATGTAATCAATACAATCCTATTTGGTTTAATTTCAATAGTGGCTTTCTTTTCTTGAGTATAAGAACTCAAAATTATTTCGCCACCCTTAAACTTCTTAGGTTCGGTATGAAAGTAACTTAACATTGTATAGAATGACGCATCACAATGCGCACCATAGTAATCTGCATTCTGGTAGTAAGAAAGAAGATGAGATCGATGATTACAATAAAATAAAGTTTTATATAATTCATTGTGAGACATCAATCCATTATGAAATTCTTTTGAATTCATCTGATGTACTGATGAAGAAATTAATGCTGAGTGTCTCCAGTTATTGAAAACAGATTCTAAAAACACTCCACTTTTGGAAGCCAATGCACCATACTCATTCTCTGCAGTATCGAGTTGTTTCTCTCCAACTAATACACTTTCTTTAGTCAACCATTTTAACTCAGTCATAATTTCTTTAAGTTGATTTTCATTAAAGAAATTATCGATGACGACAGCATTGATGCCTTCATCAATATATGTAAAATCCATTAAAATGCTCCGAGAAGAATACACTCTTCATTGATGCGACCATTTGGTACAGTCGGTTTTGTTGTTATTGTTTTCATTGCACCATTCAATGCACGCTTGCCCATCGCAAGTCCTTTAAAGAATTCTTCTGGCTTACGTAACATAAGTGTCTTGGAATTCTTGACATCAAAGCCAAGGATCGTAGTTCCTTTAACAGAAAGTGTTCCACCCTCTGCTTTGTATACAGTAACCTTACGATACTTAGTATTATACACCCAAAGTTCATTTGAGGCAAGTATATCTTCTGGCTTGCAAGACTTGAGTTTTAGTTCAACAAACTCACGCATGAATTTCATACGTGCCACAACCTTAGATGGTGGTGGTGCTTTGCGTTTACGTGGAGACCTGTTTGCTTTAGCAGTCTGAACCTGTTGTTGGCAGTCAGCTACAATGCCACGCAAAAACTCAGCATACTTCTTCAATTCTTTTTTCGTTAAGAATGAATATCCTTCGACAAGTTGATCGTCGTTTCCTGCAATTGCGTCTTCGATTTCTTGGAGTTGTGGTACATAAAATTCTCCAATTCGTTTTGCAACTGGTGCTGATACTTCATTTGAAAGTAGATAATTCTTTGCCGAGAACTGCGTTGTCTTCGTTGTGATAAAGTCATCTATTGCTCCATCGAATTCTGCTGCATGTTTACGTGCTAATTCTTCCATTCGTTCTTGTATAGAAACGACTGGAGTTGAAACAACTTCTGCTTTTTTAACTTCTTTGATTAGTTTGTACTTACGAACCAATTCTGATGCTGTGTCAGAAATAAAATTCTGGTGCTTTTCGCTAAGTGGTTGATCACGTGATGCAAGACGACAGACTACTCCAAGAGATCTGACTTCAAAATCAGTGGCACGATTGATTGCAATGACTTCAGCTTTTTGTCCAGCCTTGGCAAAGTATTCAAGTGCACTCTTACGACGTTTCTTCTCGTCAAAGTTTATATTGTACCAGCCAAGTGCATGGTTAAGATCTGAATTATAATTTTCTTCTGTGAGCACTGGCTCATCAACGATCTTGTTGAGGATCGCATTGTTCTTCGCTCTTCGTTTTGCGGCATTTACATTCATAGGTTTGGAACCTCCATAATAAGTATTTATTATACCTCAAAGCACGATTAGTGTCAAACAATAACCCTCAACAGTGTAGGGTTATTTCTTAAACGAAACCCCAGTTGTTCCACCCACTACTCCAGCTAGGATTAGGGATGCAAGCCACGTATCGAATCCCATTGGAATGTTGAGAATCGGGAACAATGTGTTCAGTGACCAGATTGTTGCAAGTGGTGCAAGAACAATAAGAACGAGAATGACACCAAGCCAAACAAAAATACTAGATTTCATAATGTAAACTCCACTTTAGTTACTGAATCCCAGCGGAAAGATCTCCACTCAGACTTTTCTGTATCGAAGACTGCCATTGCGGATCCATTAGTCTTGCGACCTGCAGTGCTGGCTTCGGATGTTGGTTTCTTGTCTGCTGGAATGTTTCCTTCGACAAGGGTGCAACGCATTGCTCTTTCGGTACCATCTTTTTTGGTAAAAGTAACGCACAGATCTTTGATGTGTTCATCGTGGAGAACTCCAATTGTCCATGTTTTAAATTCTTCAAACTCTTTTTCATTCTTGAATACTGTTTGGAATGCCATTGTCTAATCTCACTTTCATTTCATTAATAATTGGTCCAAAGAATTCAACGAATTCTTTAGTCTCAAAGAAAGATGTATGACCACTATTGCATAATTCTTTCCCTGTTTCGGTAATAAGTTTCTGACGAATAGTAAACTCAATCAAATCATATGCATGACTCTTAATTTTAACTGTTCGTGTTAAACCTTCTCGATGAATCTCATACTCCAAGTCCATGGTCTGCCTTTCTGTGCTTTGGTTGTCGAATGTACTGAACCTTACTCTCTACTACACGCATGCGGTATTTCGGAGTACGCAAATCTTTTGCTACAAGATTTCTAGGTTTCAATGGTTTATTATACACGATATCCTCTTACAAAGCAAATTTCTTTAATAGTTCCTTGGCACCAGATGTATTAAGTACTTCGTTGTCCAGTTCTGCCATGATGATCAGACGTTGCAACAACTCAGCTTCTTTCTGTAGATTCTCATCTAGAGAATTGTACCACTCAAAGTAATCTTCCTCCGAGTCAAGATTCCACATGATGTTCAACATACGCTTCTGACGCTTACTTACGCCATGGATTGTAACTTCGTTCATACAGTTTCCTTAAAAATACTAGACCATGTCATCAGTTTATTCAACTTCTCATTCTTTGCAGTCATTACTGCAGACTCGCTAACAATTCCATTTTCGATCAGTAGATCAATCATACACATGAGGTCACCGATTTCTTCTTCAAGATGTTCTCGGTTGGTTTGCCCATTGTGTTCATCATCCATACCGAATCGAAATACCTTACTGATAGCCTGAGTTACCTCAGCACATTCTTCTTGCGTAATCAACAGAATCTCACTGTCGATTGCATTCTTTTGTTTCATCATTGCAAATTTATTCACTCATTATCTCCATAATATCCATAATCTTCATCTGTTCCAAACCCTGCTGATGCCAATGCAGATTCATGGTCACCATCCATGGATTCGTCAACATCGAACCCTTCTTCAAATGCCTGAATGGCGTCGTACACCATTTCCAATGGGATCTTTAACAACCCAGCGATTGAGATGGGTTTCATCCCTTCTTCATAAAGATCAACAATTTCTAATTGCAAGTCACTCATTACATTTCTCCATATGATACTGCATCTTCATCATAAGATGATGCTTCAAACTGTCGCATGTTGTGTTCAGCCATCATTCGATCCATGTATGATTCATAATCAGCCTCAGCAACAGCGTTTCTTTCTTGCTCTGCAAGATCATTCAATTCAACATTCAATTCATTTATAGTCATCACAATTCCTTTTCCTTAATCAACCCTAACACAGTTATTATGCTCTAAAGTCAAATAAAAGTCAATACATTTTTGGAGGACAAAAAACCCCTGTGGTATCAACAACTTACAGGGGTTTAAAACCTTACAGACAGTAGGGTTATTTTCTAATAACTATTTCTCTGTAAGTTCGTTCACAAAGTCTAGCAATAGTTCATGATGTTTTCCACCATGGTAGTGTTTATTTATGTAATACCAAGGTTTCTCGTACCAATAAAGTGGTGCTTCTGGATGGCAACCAATGATACCGATTCTACCTTGGATGATTGCCATCGGATCACCATTGCTATATCTTGCAATAGTTTTAAATTTAGTTTCATCGCCAATTAGTGCACAACCATCATAGAAGTACATTTCTTCTTTTTGGTCTTTCCATGTGACTGAAGCTACTGTTCCGTAGCTTCTTTTTACATCTGCATTTAGTTGCTTTATATATTGAACAGGGTTGACATCATCAAGTATATCGAAATAACGGCTTCCAGCCCAATAAGCACCCATGCAAATGCCAAGATAGTGACCACCACATTCCAAGAATCTGGCGATTCGATTCGCTCTTGTTCGAGTGAAGAAATTAGGATAAGAGTCACTATTCCCGATACCACCAGGAAAAGCAATAACATCAAGATGCTCAAAGAAATTATCATCATCCAACTCCTTCTCTTCGAATATACGAATTTGGTACTCAGAGGATAATGCATGCACCATTGCATATGCGCAATCCGTAGAACATTCTGGATGTCGCATAAACAAAGCAAGGGTTTTCATTTATTTCCAATATTTCGAATAGTCTACTTTATTCCAATAGTTTTCGTTGTTTCTGTTCCAGAAATTTTTAATCAGATACCATGCCATACCAAAGTACCCCATAATCTGAAACCTTCTGCTGTCCTGCCCGAAGAAATGGTCCACTAATTTAAATTTGTTAACATCGTACTGTTTAGATAAGAAGAAGTCTTCACTGGTTCCATACTTCTCAGAGAACCCACCAAGCTGTTCAAATTTATCGCGACGAGTTAGCATAAACGCACCAACTGCGAAAGGTACTTTATACTGCATTAATCTGTTTACAAAATTAAACATCATGAAGCCTATGTGTGCTCTTTTATCTCGATCATAACATTTTACATACAACCCAACTAAATCTAATTGACATTCTTCGATTATGTTAACACAATCAGTTATAACTGTATCTTCAAAAAATCTTACATCACTATCTATAAACAGCAAGTATGGTGTTGTTGCTAGTTTAGCGCCACTGTTCTTGGCAAAGGAAACTGGACCACCATCGATGACCTCAACATTAAGATCACCCTTCATTTTTTGAATGACTTCTCGTGTATTGTCAGTGGAGCAGTCTGCAATAATAATTCTTGTATTGCCTATTTGTTGTTGACTCAAGTGCATTAACAAATGCGCAATGTAGTTCTCTTCATTCTTACATGGAACTACTATGGTAATTTTATCCTGTAACATCATCTTTTTCCTTGGTCCATGTAATAATTTCCCACTTGCCATCGTAATGCTCAACTAAAGCAGTACATGACTCAACCCAATCCCCATCATTCATATATATCACACCATCGATCTCTTTGATTTCAGCGTGGTGTATATGACCGCAGATAACTCCATCAAAGCCACGTTTTTTACAGTATCCAGCTAGATTCTTTTCAAACTGGAACATAAAGTCCACAGCTTTTTTTACTTTGTGTTTAAGGAACTTGCTAAGGCTAAAGTACCCAAAACCCATACGATGACGTATCCAATTGAACTTGCTATTGAGCGAAAGAACGAAGTCATATGATTTATCTCCTAAAAATGATATCCAAGGTGCTAATCGTGTTATGCCATCGAACAGATCACCATGTGTAACTAAGTAATGCTTACCATCAGCACCGATATGTTCTATTTGATTATGTATTTCTACTAGACCAAAACTGAAACCATATGGTATCATTGGTCTTAAAAACTCATCATGGTTGCCTGCAACGTATATAACCCTTGTGCCACGTTTGGCATGGCCAAGGATTCTACGAACTACGTTAGTATGAGATTGTTTCCAACGCCACTTGTTCTGCTGTATCTTCCATGCATCAATAATATCTCCAACCAAATACAGTGTGTCGCATGTATTGTGTTTAAGAAAATTATTTAACTTACCTGCTTGACAATCACGAGTACCTAAGTGAACATCACTTATAAATATCGTGCGGTATTTCATACCACCATAGATATCGCAGTAGCAGCAGAAACAATGTAACGAAGTGCTTGTTCATCAGTTGATAATTCTTGGGCTGCTTTTACTTCTGCAACTTGTTGAACTAAGAACTGAAACTCTTCCAGTGTTAGTTGTTGTGATTCATATTGTTCACGTAGAACTAAAAGTTCGTTTGCTAACACTGCAGCTGGACCACCAAGACCAGCTACTTCTCTTAGTTGTTCCAACATTACTTCTTCCCACTATTGTTGGATTGTTTCTCTTTGTGCTTTTCCAACTCTTGCACACGCCATACTAAAGTGTCCAGCACAGCTTTGTTGGAGCTGCTTCGGGATAGTGCTTCTGTGTTAGCCTGCATAAAGTCTTGGCGTAGTTTTTCACGAGCCAGTTCAGCACCCATGTTTGGTGCTTGTTTGTTGTCTGATGTCACAACCAACTGCATCTTGCTTTCGAGAATGGTGAGTTGATGATTAACATTACTCAGCGCATTCATCAAGTATACCACACAGGTAAACATGATGGGTAGCACAGCAAATGTTACCTTTTCGATCAGTGCGCCCTTGGCTTCGCCAGCACTCATCTTTTCTTTGATTTGGTCTAATTCCATTTTATCTTCCTCTCCATGCGTCAACTATGACGTCTATTCTTGTTTTATTAATTTTAAGGATTGATTCACAGAACAATTTTTTATCAGATGCTTTGGCTTTACTAATTGCTTCTTGTAGCTGAGCAATTGATATAGCCTGAGGATCTTTTCTCAACTCAGTATAAACCTTAAGATGTTGAAGTTTAGTTTCAGCATCTGTCCAGTTCTTGTCGTCACAATTTAACTTCTCAACTGCAATCTTTGTAGAAACTAGATTATCAAACATAACTGGATCGTGTGGTTTTGGCCATAGCGCAATAACAGAGCAACCATTTAAACACAGAACCAGTGATAGTAGTATAAGTTTTTTCATACGCTAAACGAACTTCCACATCCGCAGGTTGATTGAGCATTTGGATTGGTTATGACAAATTGTGAGCCTTGTATATCTTCTTTGTAATCCACAGTTGCTCCTGTTAGATATTGCATGCTCATTGAGTCTATTAGTATTTTAGTTTTCTCAAGAGGTATTTCAAAATCATCTTCGTTCATTACCTCATCGAATGTAAATCCATAACTCATTCCGCTGCAGCCACCACCTTGTACGAATGTTCTTAAACATAAGTCAGGATTACCTTCCTCTGCGAAAAGATCTAGAATTTTTGTCTTTGCTGACTCTGTTATTGTTATCATATTCTGAAACTTTCTCCGCAACCACAGCGGTCTCTTTCGTTTGGATTACTAAAATCAAATCCTTCATTGAGCCCATTACGTACCCAATCCATGGTTAATCCATTTAGATAAGCATCACTCTTTATATCTACAAGAACTGCAAAATCTTTTTGAGCGTAGTTAGTCACACCAACTTCAGCCTCATACTTGTCAACATATTCCATGGTATATGCTAGACCACTGCAACCAGTAGTCCTTACACCGAGTCGAATGCCAATACCCTTACCACGTTTCTGAAGTTGGGATTTAACTTTCTCGTATGCTTTTTCAGTTAACGAGATCATGTTTTTCTTTATAGTCGTTTACTGCTGCTTTGATTGCATCTTCCGCAAGTATAGAGCAGTGAATCTTAACTGGAGGTAATGCTAGTTCTTCGGCAATCTGAGAGTTGCGTAAGTTAACAGCATCATCAATATGCATACCCTTAACCCACTCTGTAACCAGCGACGAACTGGCGATTGCTGAACCACAGCCATATGTCTTGAACTTAGCATCTCTAATAATACCATCTTCATCTACCTGTATTTGTAATTTCATCACATCACCACATGCTGGTGCACCAACCATACCAGTACCAACTGTTGGATCGTTTTTGTCTAGAGAACCCACGTTACGTGGATTTTCATAATGATCAATAACTTTGTCTGAGTAAGCCATTTAATCTCCACTCCCACCACATTTGGCACGTTTTGCTTTAGTTAAATCACCATAACTAACTGGCCATTCAGTTCCAGGTGCTAGTTCTTTTGCACCAGCTGGGAATGAATAAGCAACATTTGCTTCTGATTGAATTTGTGCAACTGGCTTACGGAAAGCAGTTAGATCATTACCCAAATTAGGATAAGGTGCTACATGCGGGAATTGCCAACCAGCAACTTCACCTGTTTGATTATTGATAACAATTTTGTAAAAACTATGCGGAACAATAACACCACTGCCGATTTTCTTGTTTTGTTCATTGTAGATACCTCCAACGAATATTGTATACGACTGATTGCGTTGAACAGTCCAACCACGAACTGCAGTTTCTAATAATTTCCAGATACCACGATTAAGAGAACCTGCCTGTGGAGACATATTAGTCATAAGGAATGATTCATATTCCACCTGCTGATCCCAAGACAAGTCACCATCAGGACTCATGTGTCCTTTGTCGTAACCTGTACCAGCGTAGTCATCTGGTCTTGGACCATTTTGAATAGATTGATCTGATGTGAATGCATTAGTGCGTGCTACACACCCCAAAGCATTTTGAGGTAGTAGTGTATAAGTTACGTAGCGTGGAAGTTTTGCTGGTGCATCATAGCCAACGAGATATGCCTGACGACAGATTGGCTGAACAGCAGGATTAGCAACTGGCCAGCCATAAGGACTATGAGTGGCACAGTTAGCAACTGGCTCTGGTGGACGTTGAGTCCAAGCATTTGCAGTTAAAGTTGTTATTACTAAGAATAACGATAGTAAGTACTTCATTCATATCCCTTTATATAATCTTTGGCTTTGTGCCAGAACCTATAATGCAAGCAATTTCTTTACTCTTTTTTAGTAGCGTCCAGTTACCATCTTTATCTTCCCACAAAGAATATACTGAACCATCTGCTATATCTAAACCTGTCCATGTTAATTTTTCTTGTTGATTTTCAGAAAGAAATTTTATTATTGGCACCATTGGACCACAGGTTACTTGATAGTTGTATGTAAATGGGTTTGCATATACATTCAGTGAAAAAGCAAACAGTAATAATCCTATTGTCTTCATATTTAGCGTCCAATATATTGTTTGGGCATGGCTTCTTGTCTTCTTTGTTGATCAGTTTTAGGAACCCAATCAGTCCCCAACTGTGGATACTTTTGTATCCTGTCTTGTACCACAAACCACATTACAGACATTGTAAGAAAAATCACACCCATAAAAATAGCAAACCATTTAAAAAATGTTTTTATCTTTCTCATCAATTCTGCATGTTCTCTATCATGCTGCATTTGCATCTGAATATGACGCTTGAGTGCCGCAGACTGTCTTGCATTTAATACCTTAGATTGTTGTAACACCTCAGTCCATAATGCACCCAATTCAGGTGGGCTTTGATAAATCATTATCTCACGCAACTCAACTTCCATCTGCTCAAGTTTCTTTTTCATCAAAACTCTTTGAAGAGCACGATTTCCTAGAGAATCATCACCTGTATATAAATCATATGATCGTTTTTCTTCTGCCTCAAATACTGCTATACACTTTGCTTGGTTGTCAAAGAAAGCACCAAGATGTTGACCAAGTTCAAAATAAATGTCACCAGTGTCTTTCTTGTTTAAATCTTTTATTCTAGATTTTTCTTCATTAAACTGTTTAATTGCTTCGGGTGGTGGTTTCTTTCCCTTTGCTGCATAGTTACCATGAAACTGCTCATCCAGATCTTTGAGCACATCCTTTATATCTCCAGCTGCACCTTTGATATCTTTGTATAATTTACACCCAGCCTTGATCGCAGAAACTGCTCCATTGGCCAGTGCAAAGAGTGTTAGAGGATCCATCTATTTCCTCCTTCTCCACTCTAAACAAACTACACGACGTTCATAAACATCACCAGTCCATGTCCATCGCACACATTCCCATTCTGGCCATTTTTTAACAGGTTCTTGCGCAAGTGCTAACGCTAAGATCCATTCATACATCTTACTCTATTTCCGATCTTTAAGCCAGTCTTTAAACATTACAGTAAAAACCATCAATAAGGGTATCGTAGATAAAAGGAATATTAAATCGTTCGTTGTAATAATTATGTTGAAGTGCATACTTCATATCCTTTAATTTTTAGCATAATCTTCACGTTCTTTCTTTTCACGTGCTTCACGTTCTTTTTGTTGCTGGCGCAGAACTAGATTTCTTTGTGCCAGCTTTTGTTCATAAATTCTTTTTTCTTCTGCTTGAGCATAAATACCAACACCACCCATAATAAATGCAAATACAATAGCAGATACCGCTAGAAAATACATGCCAAAAATAAACATATCAGCCATTTTCTTTTTGTGGGCTAATACACGCTCAGCTTCTTCACGCTCTGCTTCTGCACGTTCCTTGAACAATCTAGTACGTTCCTTGATCATGTGTTCCCACAGTTCAGGCTTGCCCAATTGCCAAAGAATCATATCTTTAAGATCACGCTCTGCTTGACGTAGAGCATCGCTATGCATAGCGATTTGCAAGGCTTCATGACCCAACTCAGCATCAGTCTTGCCGAGTCGACTAGCCTTTGCTTTTACCTTTGCTCGTTCACGATGTATAGCATCTGAAGATTCGAAGAACTTACTAAACTGTCCTGATAGACTGTTTATGTCCTTACCCAATGCAATGGCTTGCTTGATGTAACCAACTGCTGATTGGGCTGCAGTAAAAGCCAACCCAATAGTAATCGGATCCACAACATTCTCCTGATTATGTTAAATCATCAATGGAATCCATAACCAAACTGCCTGAGACATAATAAAGGCTCCAAGTGCTCCGACTGCAACACTGGCTTTAAACATATTTTGATTAACTGCTAGAATACTAGCTGTCAATAAAACAATTGCTATTTGTAGTAAACTGCCTGCGTAAGTATAGAAAGGACTGCGCTGTTTAGCTACTGATCGTTCAGCTTCTAATCCTCTAGCCTTTGCCATCAATTCAACTTTACCCTCTCCAGTTTTTGGATCGGTTTCATATCTGTCAATTTTGCTTTTTAGTACTTCTGACTTTTTCTTATCATTGGCACGAACTGCATCGTCATATGCCATTTCTGCTAAAGTCTGCTTAATAGACTTTGCTTGATAAAATGCCCAAGTGTTGTTGGCTTCGATTGTGTTGTTTAGGATTTTGCTTGAGTTTGATCCACCAACAAGTGTGTTGATGGCTAGTAATGCTGCTAAAATGCAGATTACCATCCCCGCTTTGTCTTTGATTTGTGCTTCTTTCTCAGAACGAGAAAGAGGTTTTGCTTCTACTTTGATTTCTGCCATTTGCTAAACCCATATAGTTATTCTTATGATCTATTTAGGTTTTTTGTCTTGCAAATCTTCCACTTCTTTTTCTATAGTTTTAGCTCGTTCTTCTTCAGTTGTAGGAGTAATCCTTCTTCCTGCAGAATCATACTCAATAGTCTTAACTGAAACTCCTGGAGCAGTATCTCTGTTCGGTTTAAGAAATTCTCTTACGCTTGTCATAAAGTGATTTGCTTTAGGAGTCACGTAGGTATTCGGGAGAGTATTAAATAACTCTGGCTCCCAATCTTTCGTATGAGTCTGTTCTGTTACAGCAAGATCTTCTTCTGTTATAGTATCGGTCTGAATAGGTGTAACTTTATCTTCAGACTCGATATTATCTTCTATATTTAAAATATGATCTTTTGGTGGTTCTTCAGCAGGTAAAGTTCCAGCATCAATTATTTCTTTTTTATTACTACGTGAAAGATTCCAGTTTGCTGCTATCAATAATAGTACAGCCAGTGGATCAAACACTACTACGATAAGCATTGTAACGAAACGAACAGCTTTTTCTAATATGTCTGTTTCTGGATTATCACCATACAATACTGCAGCAATGTATTTTATTGGACCGACTTCGGCTTCGACTTTACGGACTTCGCTGGCGATCGGGGCACGTTCTTCGTTGTACTTGGCGATCTTGGTTTGCGCTGCACCGATTTCGGTAAGGATTCTGGCTCTGTCTTTTTGCTGTCCTCTGCGGATGGAGATGGAACGATCGGCTCCACTGGCTTCGGTTGTTCTGCTGAGGGTTTGATCCACTTGAGCATCGAGTTGAGTAAGTTCTTTACGGCTTGCATTGATATTCTCCTTTTCGGTTTTTATCTTTTCATCTATGAGAGCTAACTTTGATTGAACATCACCTGTTGGTATTGCTTGATCTAAGTGGGCTTTTGATAAGAAACCAAAGATACCCATAGAAGTTAACAACATCAAAATTACTAATGATACTGTGAAATATGACTTCATAAGTTTTGGAATTTCATTCCAGTTTCTATAAAGCCATGATGCAACTACAAGTTTTGCTGCTTCTAACAGAGAACCCATAATGGCAATCGGTATCACTGCTGCAGCAAAAATTGCGCAAAGTCCAGCAATGGCGTACCATGCTGCAACAGCTGAAAGGGATAATGCTACTGCGAATAGTAGATATGTCATAGTTTATTTTTTATATGAGATCCATGCACTCGAACAGATATCTGTCCATTATAGTATGCATCGGACTCTAGTACTTTCCTTGCAAATTGCTCTCGTGCCTCGATATAAGAACACTCAGCCTTTGATTTACAAAAGAATAAAATCTCTCGAGTAAAGGATTCCTTACCCAGAGACTGTATATCTTTATTTAGTTCTTCGCTGGAACCATAATAATCTAACCAATCAGAATCTATCTTAGATTTGATTTTCTTTCGTTTCTTAGTCCCATTTTTTAATGTGACCATTTTGTAGGATGTTTTAGAAAACTTTGATAGTTTCTTCCCCACATACATACGACTGTTGGCTTTGTTCGTAATTAAATAAACAAAGCCAACACATTCGGGTAATTCTTCAACAATGATATTTTGATATGTCCACATAAGACATATTTATTCATCCTCGTCTAACCCTTCTTCTTCATAAATGTCAGAACCACATAGTGGGCAATGAACGATATCTTCGAAATTAAAGTCATCACCCTTTATTGTTATCTTTCCTTCTGCATCGCAATGATTGCAATTAAATTGTTTTACTATCATGCTGCTTTCCCCCATACATCATTCCAGCTACCAGACAAAGCACCTTTAGCATAATCTGTCACACGATTCTCAAAGAAGTTACCATGCACTGGCGCATTGATCATTTCTTCAACCCATGGTAATGGATTGCGTTTGACTTTGTAGATACCTTTCATGCCGAGACTGATCAATCTACGATCAGCAATATAACGAATATATTGTTTGACATCAGCTGCAGAAAGTTCACGCATATCACCATTGGCATAACAGAGATCGATGAATTTATCTTCAAGTTCAACCATCTTCTCAGCAATGGTATAAATCTTTCCTTTTAGTTCATCATTCCAGATTTCATTATTTTCTTTAATAAACTCTTTGAACAGACGAATCATATTCTCGGAGTGCATTGTTTCATCAACGATAGACCAAGTAACGATTTGTCCCATTCCCTTCATCATACCATGACGAGGAAAGTTAAGAAGCATGATGAACGAAGAGAACAACTGCATCCCTTCAGTGAAAGCACTGAACACGGCAATGTGGGTTGCAGTTGAAGAGAGTGTTCCATTCTTGGAACTTAATTCTGTAACGTAATCATGCTTGTCACGCATCTCTTGATATTCAAGAAATTCATTGTAAGTGGATTCAGGCATGCCGAGAGTTTCAATCAGATGTGAGTAAGCAGCAATGTGAAGTGCTTCACGTGCAGCAAACCCCATAAGCATCATACGAATCTCAGGCTGAGGGAAGTAAGGTAGATAATTGTTAACATAGCCACCAGCCACGTCGATATCACCCTGTGTAAAGAATCGAAAGATATTTGTGAGGAAGTGTTTTTCTTCATTAGTTAGTTTTTTCTTCCAATCTTTAACGTCTTCAGCCATTGGAACTTCTGTATGAAGCCAATGACTTTGTTCATGTTTTAACCATGCGTCATAAGCCCATGGATAATTAAATGGTTTGAAATATGTTCGTTGATCTGTTAGATTTGATTTTGTTTTTGCTATCATTCTTTTACCCTAAATTTATATGCTATGCTTATTCTTTGATTTGTACAGTATACTGATGGATCGAATGCCATGTGAGATAACTTTGAGTTGAATATAACTGCGGAGTTTGATCTCGGGAATACTGACAACATCACTCTGTTTGGATCTTCTGGTGACAAGAAGATTAAATGCCCACCATATTCTGGTTTCCAGTCAGCCTGAAAGAAATATACTATACTACCACAAATTCCAGGTTCATCTGGTGGAACATCCTCATGTATATGTCCTGCCATTCCATGTGATTGTCCATTTGCGTAGAGACGCATTGTCTCTACTTTTGCATTTAGATAATCTTCTGTTCTGAATCTAAACAACTCTTTAATATATTCAGACTCCATCAAGTCTTTATACCAGAATTGTCTTACCTTATTACCTTCAAGTAAATTATTATTGGGACTGGCACCAAAAACCCACTCATGATTTAATAGTTCTTTGTCAACATTATCATATTCTTCTTTTGTGAAGAAAGAGTCCCACTGATTTATACCTTCTAACATTATTAACCCTCACATGCCAGACAATCATTACCTTCTGTTAGTGCATGAAGATCAATCTCTTTGATAACCTCACGTTCGATACGCTTAGATACTTTATCTGCTTTGGCGATCTTATCACTGCGACAGTAGTACATAGTCTTTAATCCTTGTTTCCATGCTTGGAAATGCACAGCATGGATGTATTTGATATGACTGTCTGGTCTAAAGAACACATTCAACGATTGTGCTTGGTCAATATATTCTTGTCTGTCGGACGCATGTTGAACGACCCAACGCTGGTCGATTTCCATAGAAGTCTTGAAAACATCTTTTGTCCAGTCTTCCATCCAATCGAGGTGCTGAACTGAACCATCATTCGCAATGATACTAGACCATACTTCGTCTGCCCAACCTTCTTTATGAGTTTTTGATTCATTCTGAATAACCACATCAAGGTAACGATTCTTGTTTAAGTGAGAACCTGAGAGAGTATCTTGTCGATACGCATTGGCACGATAAGGTTCAATGCTAGGACTAGTATTCCCCATAAGAATGGAAGAAGAAGCATTGGGAGCAATAGCCATAAGATGACTAAACCTATATCCAGTGCCCACACAATCTGGTGCTTCTCCACGCTCTTTACCCAATTCAATATTCGCTTCATTTAATTTCTCCCTAATTGTTTTGAAAATCTGTTTGTTTCTACCAACAGACATCGGAGATTCCCATGGCAAATTATTCTTTTGAAGATAAGCATGCCAACCTAATGCACCAATACCAATGCTGCGTTCACGCTGTGCAGAATACTTAGCACGTTTAATAGAAGATGGTGCATGGTCAATAAAATATTGAAGAACATTATCAAGCATCTCAGCTACATCTTTTAAGAATAAAGGATGATCTTTCCATTCATCATAGTATTCCAAATTCAATGATGACAAACAACAAACAGCTGTTCGCTTCTCATTAGTTGGAAGAATAATTTCCGAACAGAGATTGGACTGGTTGATTTTTAATCCAAGATCTTTCAAGTGTTGAGGCATCTTACGATTAGACTCATCAATGAAGTGTAGATATGGTTCACCAGTCATCATACGCATTTCAAGAATGCGTTGCCAAAGTTCTTTTGCAGAAACTGTTTCACGAACTTCATTTGACGCTGGATCAACCAATTTCCAAGAATCATCAAAATCAGAATCAAGCATTGACTTTTCAACGATTTCCATGAATGCATCTGGGATATTAATCCCATGGTGCATGTTTAGAGTACGCATGTTTTGGTCGCCTGTAGGCTTGCGCATCTCTAAAAAACTGATGATATCTGGATGGTCAATAGATAAGTAAGCAGCATAACTGCCACGACGGGTGCGACCCTGACGGTATGCCAAACTAGATGCGTCATACATTTTGAGGTGAGGCATAACGCCAGTACTTTTATCGTCAGCCGAACGAATACCAAAGCCAATCCCAACACCACCGCCCAACATACTAAGCCAATTTGTTTCAGATAGATTATCAACTAGACCCTCCGCTGTATCTTCAATATAATTAAGGAAACATGATATAGGCAGACCACGCTTACTGCGACCAAAAGAAAGAATGGGAGTAGAATAACTGAGCCAATGATTGCTACTGTAGTCGTATAATCTCTGCGCATGTTCTTCATTGCTCCCAAATGTTTTACTGACAAAAGCAAATCTCTCTTGTGGACTTACCTCATCATCCTTCATGTAACTTTCTTTTAATCTAATTCTACCCAACTCGTCAAACAAACTATCTCGGTTGTAGTCAACCTTTATGCCATGCACAATTTCCATATCTTGCCCTGTTATTCTTTATAGTTTTACTAATTCATTTGCTAGAGGAAATACCTCAGCAATTACCTTTGCGCACTCACGTGCGACTTCTTGGTGTTCTTTTTGTGTACCATTTGCAGATCGGAGTTCGATAAAATGAATCCAGCTACGCAACGTACCATTCATGTACAAACGAGAAACAGTCAGTCCTTCTGGTAGTACTGCTCTTGCTTGTTCTTTGGCAATACCGTTGGTAATTGCCCAGTCATAAGCATTTCTTGCTTCTTCAATAACTCGCTTCTGCCTTTCTTCCCACCATGCAGCCAATGCTAGATTATTATTCTCAACGCTATTTTGACGATTCTTCGTATCTTGGAGTCGGGCTTCTCTAAGAACGAAAGATAAGTCTTTGGTTGGATCTGCATATCGTTGGCTAAATTCTTGGAAAGAGAAAGATCGATGACGTAGCATTTGTCTTGCTATATCACGAGTAGTTTCAATTTCTAAACATGCACTAACCATCTCTAGTGGTGACCAGTGTTGATGTTTAATTAAATACTTAATTAACTTCTCTGATGTCTCTGTGTTGAATTGGTTACTTGGATTGCTCACACGTGCACAGAACGCAACCAACTCCTGTACATCTAACAAACCCTCATCATACATCTCTCGAGAGGGTTTACTATAACTAATCATTCTAACATTCATATTTTTTTCCATGTACTAAATTTAAGACTCGCTTCAATACCTGTGAAGGTATTTGTATTTATCGTCTCTAAAATCTCATCTATGGTCATTCCGCTATGTAAAAATATATCATTTATATCTTTTTGTTGGATATGTTCTGGAAACATACAAACAGAATAACCTGCCTTTATATTTTTGTCAAGAAGTTTTACAATCTCTTTACTTCTTGGCTCATTATCCATTATTAAAGTTGCATTAGTAAGTAACTGCCTGATAGTAGGGGTATCAAAACTGCTTCCTGACACAGCCACACAATTCGGTATGAAAAGCGAGTCAATTGGTCCTTCGACCACGTAAATGCGTTTGCTATAATCCAAGCGATCGAGTCCATAAATTTTCTCCTGTGTTTCATCAACCTTAATGGTATAATACTTAGGTTCTTCTTTACCGTATGCTCTGCCTTGAAAAGCAAAACACTTACCTGCTGGTGTAAAGAAAGGAATGATCATACGAGGATGTTCATCCTTAATTGGCTCTTGGAATTTAGCAGTCACTGAATTGGTGAATGCTTTAAACTTCGGAGCAAAGTACAAAAGACTCCAGTTTTCACGTGGAATCTTTCGTTCGATAACATACTTAACTGCTGGGTGTGTCAGTGGTAGTTTATCAATTCTTGAGAGAGATGATAAGATATCATCTTCGAGTAAATCTTCTGTGGGAGTTTCTAGAGTGACACTGGTATCAGCAATGTCTTTGTGATCATTGTATCTTGTTGCGCCACCTTTGTAGCGTTCAAGAACATATTCATCATATAACTTAGTATCGACATACTTGATTAAGTTACCGAGATTGGTACTGTAACCACAGTTGTGACATTTTACGAAAAGATCTGCTTTGGCACGAAAGATGTAACCACGTGCTTTTAGTTTGTTGGTTGAACTATCTCCGCACACTGGACATGAAAAGTTCCAGAGATAGTCTTTCTTCTTTGTGAAGTTCCTTAGACGACCGCCAAGGATTTGTGCATATTTGTTGTCAATATAGAGCATATAGAGTAATTATACCCCATATGCTCTTGCAAAGCAAATATTAGTTCAGGAATTTTGCAAAGAAATCCAGATGACCTACTAGATAACCAAGTGCAATTGCGCCACCCACAATCATGTAACGCCATTTCTCAAGTATCCCTATGCGTTCTTTTAACTTTTCTAACTTGTCATCTAGACTGGTGCCAGTGCGATCTAAACATTCATGCACTTCGGCAACTCCAGCTTTGATCGACTCAATGCAGACAATCATTGCATCTAGTTTTTGCTCAATTTTTACATCCTTAATTTCATGTGTATTAGAGCGTGCAATTAGATTATCGAACTTAGTATCAACGTGATCTGTTATCTCTCTAGTTACTGTTGTAACACGTGAGTGTAGTTCTTTGATGTCTTGCTTTACATCAGCAACATCACTCTTAATACCTTCAACTTGTGCTTCCAATTTGGCTATTCTTTCCTGTGGTAGATTTTCCATGTTATTTGACACTCTCGAATATTTGTTTTTGTGTTTTATACCATTCAATCCAAGTGTCTACTTTAATCTGACATTCTTGATACTGACCGTAGTTTTTGGAAACAACAGAAACTACTTCACTTAGTTTCGTTGTCGGCTCGAGTAACATCAAATCTGGACAAGCTACCTTTAGTTCTTCAGGAACATCAGGAAAACTTCTCTGTACTGGTGTCGCTAAACACCCAGTTAATAATAATACAGGAACAATCAATAACAGTTTCATTTCGCTTTCCTCTTTGCAGCTTCATTGAGGATATTAATAACTTCAGTATCAACAGTACATTGTGAGTCAATGCGCTTCTCAACTTCTTTAATTCGTTCTTGTATTACTACTTGCGTTTCTTTTACTATCTTAACTTTGTCTATGTATACTTTTTGTATTTGAATATTGGTCTTCTTAGATTCGGCTTCAGAAGCAGCAACTTTAGTCTCTAACTCAGATACTTTATTTCTCCATGACATTTCAGTGGCGTAACTTCCATAGAAATAAACACCGCTAATCATAAGAATAGTTCCAACAATTCTAGCAATTCCAGAATATGGAATTAGTGGTGGAATAAATCTTGTAAAAAAACTAAGGGCATAGATGCCTATGCCCGTAATCATAATACCAAAGACAACTAAATGGAGTACCGCATCAGGTACAAATGACAGCATCCACATTTAACAAACCTCTTTAACTGCTAGTGCTGGTCTGCGAGCCATACCCATGATAGGTTTCTTTTTGCTCTTTGGTTCAATCTTTGGTTCATTTGTAGAAACTGCAGCACCAGTTGCATTAGCTGGCGCATCTTCTGCTAAAACTTTCTTGATAAGAATTTCTTCTTCAACAAGAATAACATTGTGGTTTAATGTTTCGATCAAATTCTTATACTTGGTTTCCATATTAGATGTAGTTCTAGAACCACTTTCATAATACTCTCTGATCAACCACAATGCTGCAGCCATACTCTTTAACTTATTCTCTCCACCAAGTCTATTGATCAACTTCTTCATATTGAAAACTAAACGATGCAAATAAGTATAAGAGTTTTTCTCTTGATCTGTATTAAGCATACTTGAACGCTTAATTGCATTGCCATGGGCATCGATAATGCCTAGTCTGAACGCATCTGTTTGTGGGAAATCTGTCACAAGCATGCGAACAATTCTATAAGCAATCATGTTGTCTACAATGCGACTCATTAGAGTTTCCTTAAATTTGCGATGATATACTCATCTAATGTAACATCAGAAAGTATGATTCCATATTCTGGAATAGTTTCAGGCATACGATCAAGATATACTAAAAATGTAATCAGTGAATCCCAGCAAGATTCTTCTATCTTAAAAAACAACATCTTTATTGTTGCTTCGCCAAAAATATTGTAAAGAACAATAATATGGTTTAATATCAATCGTTCTCTCAATTCATTATTATTCTTATAACGAGATAATAATTTTTTAAGATAGAGGATCTTTTTTAAATCTTCTTCAAATTCTTGCAGACTGTGACATTGTGGATTGTCATAATGATGCATTGCATATACTAAGAAATTCGCTTCAGTTAATTTTTCATTCACACCATAATACCTTCAAGAAAGAGATGGGGAGAAAACCTCCCCATCTTACATACATAATGTATTTATTATGCGTCTGCTACAGTCGCATCGTCAGCAGCATCAGATGATACACCAACCGCAGTTCCCATAGCAACTAAGCAAACTGCTTTATAACGTGTTGCGCTTGCAGAGTCAGTATATGTTTTAACTCTCCACCAGCCTGAATGTGTAATACCTTTCGCTTTGTTAGAAGCGATAGTTGCTTCAGTAGAGTCAACAAAGAATGTTTGATCCAAAGAAGTCTTACCACTAGTTTGGTTAGAATCTTGATAAACAAACTTAGGTGCTTTCTGAATCTTTACGTTAGCAATTGCTAGAGTTGCTGCAGTAGTGCCAGTAAAGTTATCAGCCAAAGTCAATGCTGTGTCGGAAGCGATAGCTGCAACACGATTTTTAGTAGTAGTACCAGAAGTGATCATAAGAACATCACCCACTGATAAGTCTGTTAAGAATGCAGTGCTAACACCAGTAACAGCAGTGCTAGCATTTGTTACGCTAACTGTTGTACCAGCAGATGGTGCTGCCGAATCGATATTTCCCCATAGTGCCATGTTGTTCTCCTTAGATTGGACTATTATTATTTATGCTTGATGCAATTTAGAATTTCCGAGATTGGCTCTTGCACCAACCTTTTGCCCCACTTTTCGCCCAGCCTTTTTTGGCTCTGCTTTTTTCATATCGTCTTTTGTCTCGAATGCTCCAGCTGGATCTTCATAGTCTGCACCATAAGAACGACCTTGAACTTTACGAGATGGCAGATCTGCCATTTTAATTTCATCTATACGATTTAAGAAATCAGAGAATGATAATGATTCTTTCTTAACCATTTTCTTCTTAGCTGGTTCCCATTTTTCTTCATGTGGTGCTTCACCTGGAAGGTTTACATGATCAATCTTTTTAAGTGGTGCTGCTTCATCTAATTTAGATGTAACATTAAATTTGTGGACTTCACCTGCACCAACTTTACCATCTTTATGTGCTTTAACGTGCACTTCAGATCCGCTGTTGTGTTTAACAATTCCAGAGATCTTGTCACCAGTCTTAGAATGATAGAAGTCCATCTCTTGGCCAGTCTTCATATGCTTGGCCATGTCTGGGTGCATCTTACCTTGTGAAGCAAAATCACGATGATTAACTTCATCGAGTTGTTCGTTATCTTCTTTAATGGCTTTTTCTTTAACCTTACCCATGGCACGTTGTGCTAATGCACGTGCTGAATCCATACCTGAACGACTTGGATTATTTGGTTTCTTGAAAGTAGATTTGTATGGACCATCAAAAGGAGGATCTTCTTGTTTAGAGTTTTCTTTTAGATGGCCAGCATTTTTAGCAGTAGTTAAAACATCTGAACGATCTTTATATGATCCAGTAAATACATCAGTAGTTAGATGTTCTTTATATTTATTATGGTGTTCTGGTTTAATATGTTTTAGTAATGCAGCACCTGCTGGATGTAAATTATCATTGAGTGCTTCTGTAACTTCTTCTTTTACATTCGTTGGCATACCATTGATTGGTTTACGTGATGCTTTCAATGCTTTGTTCTCTGGAGTACCTTTGATGTATTTCTTATCTGGAACTGGAGCGACTGGTGCATTTTCTTTTTGTAGAATCTTAAAATCTTGAGCATCGACTTTACCATTCTTGTTCTTGTCTATGTTCTTTTGTTTACCAATTAGTTTTTCATCTAATTCATTTTCTTCGCTAAAATGACTATGAGGAACTGTAGTCTTAGTAGCTGTCTTGTTAGAAGTGAAGTGAACATCTTGAACATCACGATGTACATTTACTTTAGCACCAGTTTCATCTTTGAAAGAAGTTTTTTCACCATGTTTCAAATTTCTGATTGCTTCTTGATGTTCTGGATGTAAAGGATATGAATGGCTGGCTCCATGATGAACAGTCATCATTTTACCCCAGCTATGTTTCTCAGATTTGACTGATGCTTCTTGAATTGGCTGAACTTGTTCAGCTGTAAAAAATTTAAATGATTTCACTTTGGTTACCTTTAATTTTTGTGTTCCAATATCTGACACTGGACTGCCAGCCGTTTCTATTTTATCTGTACCTGATGGTTGCAGAGTTCCTTCACTAACAGACTTTTTCTTTATAGCATGTGCTAGTTCTTCATGGTCTGCTGCTTTATCCAAATGACGATCACCAGCACTACTTCTACCCTTCGAATCATGCCAATCAGCCAATGATCCATGATAGTCTGCCATGTGCATATGGTGAGAGAACATATCCTTATTGCGTTGGGCTTTGTCTGCTAATGCAAGATGTTTATCAGCGTCTTCGAATGATTCTTCTAATTCAAGTTCTTCATGCATCGCTGGACGATAATATTTACTAAATTTCTTAAAGTCTTTTTTAATGTGTTCATGATCATCTTCATGTCCAACTAGATGGCGACCATGTGCAGAATCAAGATAATGCTTTACAGTTTTGTCATCACTATCAGTTAAACTTTTAACATGAGCATGAATCTTTTCATATGCCTCATCACCATTATGTGTTGTTTGGTGTTGGCCATGATAACCATATCCTGGATTACCAGTCTTCACTTCGTCTAACTTCATACCAGCCATCATGTCTTTAAACTTCTTCAATTGTTTTACACGATCAGCTTGTTGATCGAGAGTTTCTTCTTTGACTTGATTATGTTTCTTTAGATCATTGTCAAACTGTTTGTTTGTTGCTTTGTTTATGCCTTTAAAACGCTTGTCGCCCTTGGCATAGTTACCAGAAGCATCTGCTGCTTTAGCAGAAGCACCTGCAGCTTTTTTATATCTTGCTAATAGATCTGTGGATAGTTCATCGATCTGTTCAACTTCTTCTTTAATATGACGATGCGTGAAGTGAACTTTAGTCTTACCACCATGTTCTTTTTCGACATGAGCTGAAACACCAGATGAATGATGAACTGGATCACTCTTTGATGTCATCTCTTCACGATTGTGATGCATATCAAACTCATTTGGTTTTGAATCGTAACCAGAAGTCTTTTTGTAACCCATCTTTTGTAGATGTTTAAATACTGCTTGGTGATCTGAATCAGTCTCAACATGCTTCATATTATGAATTGCTTTGTTATCACGTTTGTAGGTGCTTTGTTTTGCAGATGAAGACTTAACACCTTTAGAGAAATCAGAGATATGTTTGTTTAACTCAGAAACAGACTCTTCTAGCTCTTCTTTAACTTCAGAACTAATTGCATTTTTAGACTTACCATAAATCTTACTTCTCTTTAAAGAAGATGCAACTAATTCTTGTTCATTTGCTGCTAGTTTCTCTCCACGTCTATGACGAGAAATAAGTTTAGTTAGATAACTGTCTTCCATAAGTTCTTTGTATGTTTTAAGTTCTTCTTTAATACCCATACCTTTACGCACATCATTGTACATAGCATCTTTATGTTCTGGTTTCATTGATGAAGGAGTTCCTTTATGAAACTCTGCTTTATTACCAGATGCTGCATGCTCACGCATTTTACTTGCCGACATTCCTTCAGTACCTTCGGCATCTGGATCTCTCTCACCAGAAGAATGTACTGTTATCTTTTTAAAATTGTAATGACCATGACCAGAATCTTGACCATTATACTTATGTAGTAGATCATGCATATCTTTATGACGATCAGAACCAGCAACTACATGCAGGTGTGTCACACCTTGTTTGTGTAACTCTGCAGCATGATGTAAGATAGTTGGTTTTTCTTTGCTAGAAGAAGATACATTAGTTCCTGGAAATGCATTCTTTGCATGATTAACTTTTTGATCTGCTGAAAGAGGATTCTTTTTAGCATCTTGACTGTGAGAAACAATTAAAGAATGACCAGCACCATGTTCTTTGGCAACATCATGCATCTTTTTAACAACAGCTTCATGACCAGAAGTTACTGGATTCATGCGACCGAATACCATGGCATGGTGCTTTTCAGACCCATGGCCACCCGCATCTTTGGCTTCTTTAAATGTAATCATTTTTTGTATACTTTTAATAGGTTGGCTTTACTAAACTCTTTACGATTAACTAATTTAGTTGGCTCTTCTTTTCCATTGTGCTCATGATTAATAACAAATCCTTCTGGATCTGTTTTGTTATCACCAATGTGATGATCTAATCCACCAGTATGAGTATTTAAACTTTTAACTAATGTATCTTTTGCTTTTGCCAAGTGACTATGCATATTCAATAGATTATCGTAGTGAGACTTATTCTTTTCGATATGCGCTACTTGTGCAGCACCTTCGCCTGTATGTTTTGCCTTTGCAGCATCAGACTTAACACCAGCTGCTTTCTTTTCGTAGTGAGCAGTAACATGGGCTTGTAAACCTTCAGCAGTTGGAACTGTATCTGTTTTAACTGTATGATTAATGTAAGAAGCCAAATGACCAGAATCACCACTATGAGCAGGATGAACAGCATCATACATCTTGTGACCATGAGTATCATGAATTTCTTTGGCAGCAGCCATGTGTTTGTGAAATTGGTCTTGCGCTTCTTTAGGGTAATCTACTTTAGAAGTATCATGATTAGCAGTCTTAAGATGCACGTCTTTATGATCACCGAAGTTATGATTATCAGGATGTGGAGTTACATGCATTGATTCTAAAGATTTCTTATCAGCACCTTCTTTGTGTTCATACTTTTGATGAACAGCAACACCGAATTTAGATTCAGCTGCTTTCTTTGCTTCATCGCCTTTAGCAGTATAAGAGATTGTATTTGGAGTAAACTTAGCAGTGCCTGCTTTTTTATCATGTTCAACATCACCCTCAGAATGCATGATGTCACCTTGGTAAACACCTTTCTTTGGTGTCACTTTTGGTAGATGTTGTAGTGCTGCTTTTAGTTTAGTGGCTAGACCTGGAGCATGACCATGATTCTTATCGATGTCAGCTTCTGTATGATTAATCTTTGGATCTTTATTGAAAGCACCTTTTGTTCCAACAAAGAATTTACCATTACTTGGGTGATGTCCAAAAACAACTGAAGGTGAACCATCAAACTTCATCGTTAATTTACTACTATTATTTCCAGCCTTTGTGTGCTCATGAGCAGACATTAATGCACCATGTGCATGCTCAAAACCTTCATGCCCATGCATCAATGGACGATCCTCAGCATGAGTAATGTGCTTTAGTTTATCACCAGCATCTGAGCCATGGCCAAGTGCATCTTTTTCTTCTTTTAAATATGTTAAAAATGATTTCATTAGCAGTTCCACTTTCTTAGTGCGAGTGCCTTACGAGTAGGCTCGCCATTTGGTTTCTTCATTGCGCCTTCCATGCCACCCATTCTAGCACAGAAAGACTTACGACGATTAGCTGCTTTGCTACCAGCTTTTAATTCTGATGGAGGTGTTGTCACGGGTGCTTGTAAATTAGCACCCTTGGCATTGTATGCATCACGACCTTTTTGAGTCAAACCACCAGTGGAAGATTTATGACCTTTGGCATCAACTGCAGCTTCGAAAAGTTCTTCATCAGAAACTTCCTCAAACTTTTCCCAAACCATTTCTGGATCTAAGTTATGTTGAGTAGCGAGATCACTTACCATCTCTTCAATAAGGTCAAATTGTGCTTCAACATCTTCTTTCATCTCAGAGTACAAATAGTCAGCTGCAGTCTGAATATAATCAGTTGCAAGAGTAATCTTAGATTGAACCCACTCTGGCAAATCAGTGTCTGGCTTTAGTAGATCTTTAATCATATCAGCACAACGTGTTAGCGTTGCCAATTGATTTAGTGCCATGTCACCTTCGTAACCATACTCTTTATTATCTTTTGCTTCATTCGTTTGCGATGCTTTCAATGCTGCTGCAGTTGGAGCACCTTCGCTTCCAGGCTTGCGCATCTTTTCGCCAGAACCAGCTTTAATTCGTTTTTGTTTGGCATGGATGTTGTCCCACAATCCACGCTGGCTTTCTTTGATACATGAATCAGCAGAGCATGGTTTAGTTCCTGGAACTCTTTTATATCCAGTCCAGCAGGTGCATCCTGATTTCTTTGCTTCTTCTATTAGCTGTTTAAATGAAAACATTTTTTATCCTATTTTCTTAGCAGAAGCACGTAAGAACCATGCATGCTTCTGGTGTGTATCTATTCTATCCGCAATAAAATTACAAATACCTTGTTGTTTGTCTGCATTTGCAATAGTGAACACTTTATTTAGGCTAGCCAAGACTTCCTCATTTGCTTTAATAAGACTAGCCAGAATATCAGAAAGAAGTTCTACTCTGGTAGTCTCTTCCTGTAATGTTTTATACTTAAACAGGTCATCTAAACTGACTGGAGCATAATCATCTAACTTACGTAGCAGTTCACCAATTGGATCTACTGAGTTATAAACATCAGTATACAGATCTCCAAAGAATTCGTGGAATTGAGTGAACTCTATGCCCTCAATGTTCCAATGAAATTGATGAGCCTTATAGTACATCACTGTTGTATTTGCCAACAGGACTTTGATTGCTGTTTTTAGTTCATCCATTTTTTATATGTTCTTTAAATGTAATTATTTTAACATCTTGTATCCATTTAGATACTAATTTACCAGAGTCTTCTTTTAATAGTAGATGGTTTGAACCACGCTTAACAATCTCATACTTCTTACCATTAGACTCAACAACTTCTCCGACATTAAAGATTTCACCTGAGTGATACATCTCACGAATATCGTCTTTAACTAGATTGATCTGCTCTTTGATTATATCTAAACCAAGACCAGTTCTTATGTCATTCATTAATCTACGACTATCAAGATCTCTAATAGATGATGGTAGTGCTTTCTTAAACTGTTCATACAATCCCTTGGAAGCGAATGAACGAATAGTTTCAGATTCGTCTGGATCGCTTTCTCCAGTATTGATAACAGTAACATTATACTTCTTTAGTGCTCGTGGAACTTCTGCGCCAGTCACTAAAATAATATTTGAATAGTTTTCTTTTAGACTCTTAACGATATCTACCAAATTCTTTTCAGATTCGACAAAGTTGGTCTTAGGAAAAATCAGATTCAAATACTGAAGTTTCTTTTCTACTAATAGTGGATTCTTTTTCGCATCGCTAACAGTGGATGCATAGATTACGTGGTCTGCGCTACGTTGCTCAGCCAGTGCTTTGACAGCCTTTACAATAAGTTCATGACCCACGTTTGGAGGGTTAAACTTACCACAGGCTAGAACTACCGTTTTAGATGGGAGTTCTTTTAATAATTGTTTGTAATCTTTCATTTAATCCATCTGTATAGTATTATATCTTATTTATAATCCTCAATGTTTCATCGAGAACTTTATACCTGTATTGTCGGAATCCTTGGCATTGGCTCCATATGCAAACTTAAATTCAGCGTTAGAAAACAACTTCTTAGAGAAGGTCATCGAGTCGCCAACGAAGTTTAGATAGACCTGTTCAGTCTTCATCTCTCTACTAATGTTATTTAAGATTTCTTGATAGATCTTATTCTTATTCATATACTCGACTAAAGCATATCCCATTGGGGCTAAGATTAAAGAATAGTATTTTTTATAAGTTGGAGTGCTAAAGACTACAGCTAATGAATCTGGACTAGCATTCTTACCCAAGGACTCGTACATCGGAGCATATTCTGTATTGAACATCTTGATTCTGTTGGCTGGAGTTTTACTTGCAGTTGCTATTTTCTGTATAGCTGCAGATACATCTGCAATAGTGAATGCTCCCTTTGCACCAACTATAGATTTTAGAGTAGTGTAAGAGGGTAACTTTAAAGTCTCGAATGCTTTAAGAATTTTTGTAGAAGTATTATCATCAGCACCAGCCAAAGCCTGTAAAACTCCGATGGCTTTCTTTTCTTCTGCTGTTGGTGTCTTATAGACTTTGCCGATGTTATTAACAATAGCACCAATTGATGGAGCAGCACCTGCTTCGAATTTAGCAGATACATCTACGTGAACAGATTTATTACCAACCTTTTTATCAAGATAAAAGTCAACCAATGCTTCATTACTGATAACAGAGAATCCAAACTTTGTATAACCCTTACCGAATGGTTGGGTTAGATACCAACGAAGTGATAAAATTTCCCCAAAGTCTTTACCGATTGCTTGACGATCTTGTGGCTTAATTGAGACCATTGCTTTCTTGGCAGCAGCATTCATTGTGATACTATCTTTAGTGGTTTTATTATCAACAATAGATCTATACAATTCTGTTAAAACAGTTTTGATATCTGCTCCAACTTTAAGATTATCGATACCTGCATACACAGCCTTATCGAATTTAGCAATATCAGTATACCCAGAAGCAATAGTTAAATTTAATTTCTCTGGTGCTAGATCTTTAGTCTTGAGAGTACCCTTCTCAGTAAATGTATTGAGAATGAAACAAGTGGCACCAGTCTTACAATCAGCAATTGCTGTAGTAAGTGTCAGTAACTTTGCTTTGTACTTACCAGAGATCGCCTTCTCATCTGTTGCGCTAATGTCACTTAACTTACCTTTTATACCAGAAGATTTTAGAAGATCTTCCAAAGTTCCTGGATGTGCTACTTCTACAGACTTAATCTGAGTCTGATATCTGGATGTTTTTACAGAAGCACCAGCACCTTTCTTCTTAAGAAAGTCTGATATGTTCTTGGCTGTTAAAGCCATTTCAGGATATTTGTATGCCATATAGTTGATCTTACAATAATCAACTATTTAGGTCAAGTCATTCGGTTGTATTTACGATCCCATTTACCGATTTGATCTATGATCTTTCGAGTGGCCATGTTGTTTCTTAAATCGTAATCAAACGTCTTTAAGAAGAAGTGAAGAGTAGACGAATCTCGTTTCTTTTTATAACGATTCAACAGGATGTTGATTTCTACTCTGGGTCTACGCATCTTAAAATCTAGATACACACAATGCGCATATGCTTGTATCTCATCAAACTCAGAGAGGTATGCTCTCTGTTCATCCTTCTTTGCTATACCCACCTTTTTATATGGTACAACGTAGTTACTCCATGAGTCATCTCTTCTCTCGTACTGCATGAAGTGTATCAATTCGTGCATGAGAGTTTGAATAAATCTCATCTTAAATGCTGTCCAAGACTTATTTGTAAAGGAGAATGAATTGAACCTATCAGTATAGATTTGTATGGTTATCTGTCTCTCATCTGGAGCATATTCACCACCAATTCCTACATAGGTTTCAGTCCACTTTGCTTTAGACTTTTCCTTACGCCATTCGACTTTGGTGCGCCACTTCTTAGCATAGTTGGCAAGACCGACAGAATCGTTCTTATAACGATCTAGATCAATCCAGACTTTTGAGGGTGTGAGTTTAGCTCTGAATGGACGCTCATAAAAGTTGAGCAGTTCCATCCAGTCGTAATTGGCTTTTTCTAGGAAGTTCATAGTTCCCAGAAAGTTCTTGCTTAACTAAACTGTTTCTCCAAGTGCGCAAGTACTTTCCCCTGCTCCTCTAAGTTAGTGTTTACAAACTCAGTAATATAAGGCATCAAGTCAAAGTTTGACAATAGATTACTATATTTAGTCTCCCGACCCTTTAGGAAAGTTTCAGACTGGTCAGAACCCCTATTTTTGTATCTCTGTTCTAACATAGGTTTCGGGACTGCCAAATAGACCACTTGCAATTCGGTATTAGGTAACTCCATACAAAACTCTAGGAATGACTGGTTGAAGACTCGATCTCCCTCGAAAAGGATATTGCAGTTATTAGACTTAACCCACTCTTGGAGGTTTGGTTGGACTGCCATCGAAAGCCGATCTGTTCCAGCAAAGGTTTCACCCTCATCATATTTACCAAGGATGTATAGATCTCGTTCGGTATTATAGGATGCTGATACCAACTTGGCTGGTTCACCTACAATCCACTGTTTATTTTCCATAAATTTACGAAACAGTGTAGTCTTACCAGTTCCAGGTTGCCCACCAACTGCGATAATCTTTCTAGTCTTAGTGGGGTTTCTAATCAACTGAACACTAATCTCGTCAACTACTCCAAATTTATCAAACATTTCTGACTTCCTTTATTAAATCCATCAATTCTTCTTTATTAAATACCCATACTCTTCCACGAAAAGATATAGTATCTGAGTCAAGATCTTGCTTCTTCGTGAATCTTGCTTTGTTAATTATACTTTCAGAAATCTTCTTAGACAAATTTTGTTTAATGATGTCGTGGTAGTCTACAGTTTCTTTCAATTTGGCAAGTTCAAATGTTGTAACTTTATGTTCAACGACAACTTCATTCATATCAAATTGATCTAAAACTTCATCTACAGGTTTTTGTACACTTATGGTATTTGTAGTATAAGATCCACTTGCTGCAACAGTGCCTGTATTCATTGCAGTATTGATACTGAGAGTCCCACCATTTGAAAATGGTTGTAAACCTGTACCAGTCACAATCATATTATCACCCCAGTTGGGCTGTGGTTTATTAATAGCCATTAAAAATTCTCCAATCCAATTAGTATAGATTCTTCATCATTAAACATCCATTCTAAATTTTCTAATTTACCTGAATTCAGGAAAGAAGAAAACCTTTCTTTATCGATACCACGTTTATGGTCTAATCTAAAATCAATTGTTTCTTCACGTGCTTGCCAAAGAACATCCCAATCAATACCATACCAACTATCATTCTCTGCTTTAACAATCTCTTCAGCCTGACGATCTAGATAGTAACCAAGGTAACGTCCATGGTGTTCTCTGAATAGTTTCTTAAAAGAACACAAGCAGGTTTCCATGGTAAAGAAATCAATCTGTCCTGCTAAGTCAGGGAATCGTCTTTTACTTTCTTCCAGAATTTCTTTTGCATGTACTTCGAGGTTTGAATACTCCATATTACTGAGTCTTCGATCACAATCGGATTCTTGTCCAAGGGCATACAGAAGTCCATTACGATGACTACGGGAACCATCATAATCGTCCAGCATGAGAGAAGTAGGATTAACAGAGATGCCAGCAGTATGTTTAAGATGCTGTAAGTAAAACCAAGTGGAATAACGACCAAATTTATGCAGGCTCGACTTAACCCCATCCCACAGTCTATCAAAAGTGTCTTCCTCTGATGATGCATAAAAACTTTCCATCCTATCACGTTGTGTTCCACTTCCTATAAATTTTTGGTAAGACTCGAACATGGCAGGAAGATGTCCTTTGTTCCACTTTGTATCAGTTTGATATCGTAGTCTCTTATAGTTAGCTGTATTCCATTGAGTGATTCTATCAACTGTTGCTAATTCATAATCAGGAAACTCATTCATTAGTACCCATGCAGTTTGCAACTGGTATGTATTACCATAAAGCCATGCAAACCAAAGACGCTGTTCATCATTGTGTTCATATCTTTTATTAAGATAGTTCGTTGCCCATACTGCTGGATCACAATCATCATACTTCAATGACCATGCGTACCAGCGTATGAATGCTTCTTTACGATTTTCTTGTAAACGATAATCCATTATAAAAATTCTTGTAGTGTTGGTTGATTCATAAGAGCATCTCGTAGCCATGCTGTACCAACTGCATCAATTGCTGTTTGAGTTTTTTCTTTCTTCTTGTCACCCCATTTATATAATTCTAATCCTTCTAACCTAAACTGATCTTGTGCTTTGCTTGGTGGCAGAGCAGAGGATGGATTGATAATAGCATTATTTCTGTAGCTAATTTGCTCTTGCCTAGTTGAGAATAATGGTTGGTCAGAACGTAACGAGCCAGTCGGGTCAACTGCCCAGAAGATGAGTCCATTGCGATAATGCCATGTGACTGAAGAAGGTGTGCAAGAGATTTTAAGTCGTTTAGACTTTCGTTCTTCGACTGCGTATTTAATCCATGCGTCCCAACACTTTGATGCGTATCCATTTCCTTCTTTTCCTTCGAGTGTTACGATCTCATACAGGTTGGCATAACCATCACGATTGAATGTAGCAAAGATTAAACAAACAACATCACCATTAACTTCATAAGCCATTGGTAATGCTTTGTCATAATTGTGAAACCGATACCATAATGAATGTGCAGCCGATAAGAATTTTGTATTCTTACCAGCTGGAATATTTGAAATAATGTTTTCTACTTTTGCTAAATCAACTAATATCATTTTTGGTAATCTAATGCATCTTTAATATCAACTCGCTCAATCGTCAATGCAAGGTCACCATCAAATGTATTGTAATGATTCATAAGAACATTAACTGGAAACCCTGCAACCTCAGCACGTTTTGGAACATCTGCCGTAGAGGTAATTATACTCCCACATTCAATACTTGTCAAGTATAATGGACGTTTACCATTACGATAGAATCGCAACTTACGATCTACATAAAGTTCACACACTGCCATAGATGCATCTGGGAACTCTCTGAGTGGGTCATCTGAATGTAATACTAACTCAGAGTCATTCTTAGTTTCAAATGTGTAAGGATAAATGTTACCCCAGTTCTCAGGAAGTTCTTGTGTAATAACTCCATTATGAACAATGGACTTCAATTCATTTGCTAGCGGTTGATTATAAGATAAATCGCTAGTGCTATATCTACAGTGACCAATAAGGTAAAGAGTACCATCGTCATTAACCATCTCCTTCATATTATCAATATGCATATGAGTATCAATAAATCTATCAGATGGCATTGCTTCTTTGATAGTTACAACTGACTTACTCCAATGCGGTAAAAAAGATATACCTGTCGCATGCATTCCTCGAATCTTAGACTCAAGGAATACTCTACGAATCATTTCAAAATCCTCATGACGAGGATTCTTTAACACAGCACCAATTATGGAACACATTATTAGAAAAACTCCTCAAGAGCACCTTTGGTTGTAGGATGATATTTAGCAAGCATATCTTCACCACCCTGTTTAGCACTCAAGAAGTCATACCACTCTTTCTCATCCCACATACCTGCAGTAACACCATTCCAAAGATGGCGATCTTTATGTTCTGGGTGTTCTTTATTTAACCTGCGTCCCTCTACATATTCATAGCGTGCATCTTCATATGCTTTGCTACCCAACTCGAGCATCTTTTCTCTGAAGTAAACAACAAGACTAATACGCTCTGAACCTTCTGGACAAACAATCGGAGTATTACCATGCATAACTTCGTGATTGTTGATAAGAAGCAAATCACCTGGACGTGGATTAACTGCAACACGATACTCAGGAGCAATCAGATATCCACCAGTATACTTACCATCATTAGACAATGTCAATAGATTCGACAAACCTTCATTCAAGTCACCTGCATCGTAGTGAGCAGCAGTTCTAAATGTATTGTTAACAGTGATAGTTGTGAATGGAGTTTCAGGAACTAAGAATGCTGAATCAAGTTTGTTTGCTGCAGACATCTGCGCTGCAAAACGCTCTGGAAGATATTCCTTAAATCCTTTAGATAGTTGCTGAAGGAATGGATATGACATCTTAAACTTTTCAAAGTTATTTGCAGTATAAGAAGTAGCACGACCATAAGGGATACGTGGGTAACGATCGAACCAACCAGCAATGCCAGAAAGAACTCCATTAGCATAAGTTGTTGGACAAACATATTTCTTTTGAATGCGCAGGGATTCGTAATGTTGTTCTGTATCTGATAGTTTGCTTGTCGCTTCAACCCACTTCTCGAAATCAAAACCATCTTTCTTAACTGCTTGGATACCCCAAACATTATTTCGTGTGGATGGTTTCTGAACAGCGTTTTTATATTTCTGACGAATCTGTTCAACTGGATCTTCACCAAGCATAGCCTTTGCTTCTTCAAAGTATTCTAAGATGGCATATTCATACTCAGTAACCCACTCACGATTACCCAATTTGTCGCCACGTGGTCCAGCTGCTTTACCTCTGTTCTGAGTTTCAGTTGCTGCATCTTTCAGACCAAGATATGCTTGATCTTGTTGCTCTTGTGTGAAGTAGTTCTTACGAAACTTTAGAACAATACGCTTCTCACTGTAAGGATCTCCACCATCAATTGATGATGGCATGTAAACATCAGTATCTTCTTCGATGAGATGATCATAATGAGATTCGTCTACGAATGTTCCTTCTAACTTTGAACAATCAAACTTTTCTTTTGCTACGATAACTTTTACCATATTCTCTCCTAAAACTTAAATCCGCTAAATTTTTCTTCAGTATTCATTCTCTTACCAAATGTACCTTTGTCAAAAACTGGACCATCATCTTCTTGACCAGAGTCAGACAATCCAATTTGTGCAGAGGCTTCGACATCATACAACCTCATTTTAGATCTATCAATCCCAACTACGAATCTTTTAAAGTAACTAGGATCATTATACCTGTTTTTTAATTGCTTGACAATTATTTGATTCAACTGTTCTAATTCTTCATTGCTAATCAATGCAACCATAAAGTCAGCAGTTGCTGGTAAGCCGAATGACTCTGAAGTATCTTCGAGTCCTGGATCAGAGTTTGTGAATCCAGATCGAGTAGTTTGTGTAGCCGATACAATCGGAACATTATACTCAACTGCAAGACCCCTTAACTCTTCTGCAATACTCTTAATATATGTATAAGAGTTAACACTTCCACCTTGCTTCATGCGTTGAGACGCACAAATGTTCAAATAGTCAATGAATATGATGTCTGGCGCATATTCTCTCTTCAACTTTAATTCTTCCAACAATGCTCTGAAGTGACCAGAGTGTGCGCCAGCAGTTGGATATTCTTTAATGATCAACTTACCTTTAGTCTTTTTAGCAATCTTATCAATACGATTCTCGTAAATATCTTTATCGATAACTTTCAACTCATCCATAGTAAGGTTCAGTAAGTTTGCATCGATACGTTCTGCGATTCTTTCTTCAGCCATCTCCATAGTAATGTAAAGAACATTCCTACCCTGAGTCAATACTCCTGCAGCCATGTGACACATGAACAGAGACTTACCAACACCAGTACCAGCCAATACAATGTTTAAAGTTTTCTTACTCAATCCACCTTTGGTGATTTTGTTAAAAATATCCAAATCGAAAGGAACTTTTTCTTCAACCCTGTGATAGAATTCATAACGACTTGTATGGTCATCGATGTAATCATGACCAACATGGTTATCGAAAGACACAGCAAGAGCATCACTAAGAATAGAGGGAAGAGCATCACTTGTATGGGTTTTATCCCGACCATCAATAATTTGGATTGATTTAAGAATTGCATTATATACAGCCCTGTCTTTACAAAATTTCTCGGTGTTTTCCATCAACCAGTCTTCATTGACTGGTTCATTGCTGATGTTTTTTATGTATTCATTAATGTCTGACAGTTCTTTATCGTTTAAGTCTTTCCTGTTACCTACTTCAATTGATAAAATCTCTTTAGTTGCTGGCTTGTTATATGTTGTGAAGAATTTAATTACTTCAGTTGCAAGGACAGCTTCGTTTCGTTCAGAGAAATAATCTTTTTTAATAAATGGGATAACTTTACGACAATACTTTTCATCATGTATCAGACTGCTCAGGATCTTCTGTTCTATTCTCATCAATTCCACCAGTGTATGTAATGCTATTTTCTTGGAGTTGCTTAGTGATCAAGTGTTGGAGAATGTGACCAATGTATATTTCAAATTCATCGTCATCATAACTAACACCTGAATCTTCTAGGATGTCATATTCAAATTTCATATGAACTTTCTCGGTTCCTTCTTCATCAAAAGAAACTTTTCCATAGGTATAGATTATACCTTTGTATGGTCCATCAGTCAAACGTAATGCGTCGAGACCAGTCTTCCTATTCTCGACTACTGTAACTGGCGGTTCTGCAAGATGTTTATTCATCGAACTCTAATGCTTCTAGTGCAGTATCTAATTCATCACGCATCATTACTTCGCCCTGACCGATTGAATATTTGTTCTTGATAAAATCATAGAACGACTTACTTGTAAGAATTGGCAACCAGAACTCTTTTGAGTCTGTATCTTTGATGCGATATTTCTTGTCATCGATCTCACCAGTTTCTTTGTTTACCTTTTGATACCAACCATTCGATGGCTTGATGACATGTCCTGACTCAAGCGCCACGTCAAGTAGACCAGACCACTTAGATAGACCACCATCAAAAGATACACTAACAGGGATTTTGGATTTTTCTTTGACATAACGACTTTTCTCCACGTTGATGATAAAGTTGTAACCTACAATCTCTGTGCCTTCTTTCTCTTGCTGACGACCAAGAATGTATACGTTATCTGCGGAATACATTGCACCAGTACCACCACCAACGATTGCTTTAGGGAACATACCAATTTCCATGTAGGTGTGATTAACAACAACCAGTGGAATGTCTTTTAAGTTCAGATGTGGTGTAACCATACGGAACAAACTCTTTAGTTGTTTTGCTCTAGTCATATCACCAACAGACTTACCTTCCATAGCATCTTCAACTTCTTTCTTAGAAGCAAGATTACCAATTGAGTCAATTACAATAATCAAATGCTCACCACGCTCAACTTCAGATAGTTGTTGCATGATGTCAAACTTCAATTGTTCTACATCGGTAAGGGGAGTGTGCACAACACGTGACGTGTCGATTCCGAAAGTATCAAAGTAAGACTGAGGAGTACCGAACTCAGAATCGTAAAAAAGTAAAGCAGCATCTGGATATTTGTCAAGATAAGATTTTGCCATCAGTAAACTGAAAGCAGTTTTAAAGTGTTTCGATGGACCAGCCCACATTGTAATACCTGGAGTGAGTCCACCATCAAGGCGACCTGATAAGGCTACGTTGATAATTGGAACAGAAGTAGGAATCATATCCTTCTTCTTAAAGAACTTTGATTCAGAAAGAATCGCAGAGTCTTTGATTGTGGAATTCTTTTTAATTTTGTCTAAGATGCTTGCCATATTATACCTTTAGAAATTCTAACAACTGTGTTTCAGACAATGATCCAACAACACGCTTTAATTCCTTTTCTTCTTTGTCTACTAGAACCATAGTTGGAACAGATCGAATATTAAAGTCTTGCGCCATCATAAGATTTTCATCAATGTTTACGTCTTCAACTGGAACTGTAACTTTATCACCAGCACCTTTGATCACCATTGTCAATCCTTTGCATGGACCACACCATTCAGCATAAAATTTAAGAACCTTCATTTATTTCTCCACAACAGCAACAATGTTTTCCTCATCGATAATGACTCGCTGTGCGTCACCAATTTTAACGACTTGGGCTTTATTCCATTCGATGTAAACTTTATCTCCAACTTCTACCATGGTTACATCTGGTCCAATTGCAAGGACTGTTCCCTGTTTGGAATCTCGTGCAGATGTAGTACCATCTAAGATGATTCCTGCTTCAGTGGTTTGATCTACTTTATTCTCTGCAACAAGAACTTTTTTCTTCAATGGCTTAACTATCATTTATTCTCCTAAAATTATATTATACTCTATGTATAATTACAAGACAACTATGGATTAGACTTAGAGTGTGGTACATCGAACACAAATGTAATTCGTGTACAGTCACCTGTGTTTTCAGTTCCATGCATAAGTTTATTATTGAACCAGAGCAAAGTTCCAGGTTCAACATCTACATATTCATCACCGCAAAAGTATCTATACGTACCTTGGATTGATAGATGGTATCGATCTCTTGTAAGATAATAAGTCCCATGATCAATATGTTTTTCTACACGTTCACCAACTGGCAATGCTAGGAATCCACAACGACTAAATTTCTTAAAATTTCTTCTCATGAATCCTACAACTTCTGTATGATTAGCAATCGCTCTGGTTGATATACATATCTCAGTGTTACCAACAAATTCGTCTTTGTTTGTAACACCTCCCATGACTAATTGCAGTGTACCAACTGGCGCAAATTTCCATCCAGATTGAGTTGAGTCACCGATATCCTCAATTCGTTTTTGATGATCCCAGTCAGTTGGATGTTGTTGAAGTTGCTTCAATATCTTTGAAACATTGATTCCAGTTTTAATTATTCTAATGTTGCTCATACTCTTGGTCCAAGAATCCATCCAACTATACTTCTTCTAAAGCCACTGGTGACAGGAGTGACTTCGTGTAACATTCTAGAATCAAAGAATGTAATTGATCCATATTTCTTGTTTGCTGTATATGTAGTATTACCATCATAGACTAGAACTTCACCACCTTCATACTCTTCTGGTTTAGACATCTGCATAGAAAATGATAACGATCTTGTTAATGCATTATCTGTATTTACAGCATCTGGATGGACTCCATAAAATCCTTCATACAAAGAATCATACTCTGCAAACTGTAATGCTTCTATACCATATAAAACTTTGTTAAAATTAGTAAGGTTTACATGGTGAATTGCTGTACATAACTTTTTATAGAAAAACTCATATTCAAAGAAGTCCAAGAAACATACATTAGACTTTCTACGTTCGTGTGCTTTCTTGACCATCTTTTCGTAGTCTTCTACATTCTTTGGATCAGTATATCCAACAATAGCAGCAGTTGGCTTCTCTGTGTTTAAGCAACTTCTAATATAATCAAGTTCCTTTAAATCAAAGAAGTCATCAACAGAAAGAACTACACGTCTGTCTTGTATGTTTACTAGTGGGTAGTATGAATGTTCAGCCAAAAAAGTTCTCCAATGAACTTTGTTCTTGAGTCTTCCAACCCAATGGTTCGATTACAATTTGAAGTGCGTCCAAGAATACTTTCTCGAACTGTTTGTCATAATCTATGTATGATTCCAATCCAAGTTCCTTTGGAAGTTGTTGCGGGAATGCAATGATATCTTCTTGTAATGGATTTGGTTTTTGAACATAAACAAACTTGATCTTATCACCATCTCGAATCGCTTGGTACTTTTTATCTAGTCCCATCTTTTTAGTATAGTGATTATACAACAAAGAACCACGAACATGGATTGGAGTTCCCTTTGTATAAATCGGAGAACCTGCATACTGCTTCATACCATTAACACCACGTGGGAATGCTATGTCTTCGATCGGTAATTTGACAAACTCTTTTTTAAACTCTGTGACATACGTGTGTAGTTTCTTTTCATCTCCCGAGAGAATAACTTGTAACGAATCTTTGAGTTTGTCACGAATAACAGCAGGTGTACTCGACTTGACCATTTCCAAACCCATAACTTTGATCTTAGGCTTCTCATACTGTACACCTTCTGAATTATGAACATTAATAACATAGCGTTTCTTGGCAGTCCAGATTGCCTTGTCAGCAAGAACCTCTCGCTTCATCTGCATCTTTTGACTATATGCATTCATATAATCAGCCAACTCTTGGTAACCTGAATCAATGAATGGTTGGAAAACATCTTCGCAGATCTTATCCATAAACTTGATCTTTTGTTCTGTTGTCTTACCTTCACAAGTTCGTTCAACAAGTTCTTCAAGAGTTAGATAGATCGAGTCAGTGTCAATCGCAATAACAAAATCTTTACCTTCGGTCTTTAAAGTCTTGTTAAGGAATGCATTCAACTTATTAGCCATCCAACGAATAGACAACTGACCAGAAGTAGTAATTCCTTCAGCCATACGAATATCGAAATAGCGGAAGTACTGATTACCCATGGCACCATAAGCAGAGTTCAATGCAATCTTCATCGCCATCTGCAGATTGTTTAAGCGAGAGATATCCTTCAACAAATGTTTCTTTGTTTTGTCTTTCTCGTATTCCTGTTGAACCTTTAGCATCTGTTTCTTAAACTTGCTTCGGTCAGTATACATCTTCTCCATCAACTCAGGCATGAACCCTTTGACTTCTTTAGTGTAAGTCCATCCATTCGCAGTGACACAAAGATCTCGTTGCTTTGCATACGAAAGATCAATCTCTTTGTTAAGCAACTTCTCTACATTGACTGGCATCTTCTCAGACGTTAAAGTCTCTGGGCTGATGTTGTATTGCATGATCAAATGCGG